CACCCCGAGAATCCCCGGGGCCACCCAAACCTAAGAATTGCCTGTCCTTTCACGCAAGTAAGCTTGGACCTGCTCAATAGTCCAAAAAGATGATCTTCCTATCTTGATTGGTTTAGGAAACTCACCTTTCTGAACCATCAGCCAGAACTTAGATTTTGAAACTGGCATCACCTTTAGTATTTGCGGAATTCTCATTAGGGTTATTGGCGGCGTTTGTGGATTCATATTATTCATGATTACCCCCATGGCGGGCGCGCTTCATATTTTTTCGATACACCTGCAAAGCCATCTTCGCAGAACTCATTTTTGTGTATCCATAAGAGCGATACAAGCTATATAACCGAATTGCCACCATTAAATTTATCTCCTGTTGTGTGTTGTTGTAAGCGAATCTGTGTGCTACTGAGTTGCAATGTAGCCAATGAAATTTTGGTGGTCAATCAAAAGTCAATACCCACTTTATAAACACAAATTAATTTTTGACTACAAAAAAATATTTATTCATAGAAGTAACAAAAGCCAATTAAATAAAGCACTACAGCCCAGTCAGTAAATTCTGATAGAGCTAAGAGAACGGTGGACATGCATAGATCAATTAAGACTTCGACTCAAGAAATAAATTCCCACGAATTTTCTAAAACAGGATTACAGACTTTTGTTATATAAATAAATTAAAAATAAATTCAGAAAAAACGCGTTTGACGATACGCTTTCCGATTGTTAGATTCATCTCTTGCATGAATTATTTCTTGCAAGAACAGAACAACGCGGAGACAGTATTAAATGAATTATTACGAGCATCACATTGGAGACTACGCAGAAGCTACTGCGCATCTGACCTTTATCGAAGACGCTACTTATAGCCGTTTAATTAGAAAGTATTACGCCACAGAAAAACCATTACCGATTGATGTGAAGCTAGTGCAACGATTGATTAATGCACGATCAAAAGAAGAAAAAAATTCAGTTGTCTCAGTCCTGAATGAATTTTTTACACTCACTGATGATGGTTGGAGACAAGCGCGCTGTGATCATGAAATAGCCCGCTTTAAAGATAAGCAAAACAAGGCCAGACGTAGTGCTGAAGGTCGTTGGCAAGCATTTCAAGCAGATGATCTGCGCCAAGAAAATGAAACTCAAAATGTATGCGTTCGCATTGCGACCGCATTGCGAACGCAATGCTCACCAGACACCAGACACCAAACACCAGTCACCAATCTCCATACACCAGACAAACAAAACAATGGGGATGAAATCGAAAAAGTTATACAAGGCGACGGTGAAAGGAAAAAACAAATTCAAACTCTTTTTGAAAAGGAGGGTTTGAATATTGGAGTAGACGATGAACGTATTGCCCTGTTGATTCAACAAGACCTAGCATTTGAAGAGGTTGAGGAGGCCATTGCCCAGGCAAAGGAAATGCGAAGGAGGGCATCAAGCTCTACCCCGATCAATGCTGGATTTGTTCTGGCCATTCTCAAAGGGATACGTAGCAAAGCCCTAGATTCTTCCGAAGATACCTGGTGGAAATCGAATGAGGGAATTGACCTTAAAGGTCGAGAACTCGGAATGCGAGCTCAAGGCTCGGAGAGTTATGACTCTTTCAAAACCAGAATCTTTTCTGAACTGCGCAAGAGAAAAGAGATCCCAGCTATAACGGAGGCTTCCCATGCAAGCTAACCCATGTATAGCCGGAATCATTGATCGACCCGATATGGAGGATTTCCCAATCGGATCAATCGTTAAAACCCCAAGTGGCCGAATAGGCACAGTTGTAAAGCATCGTGGGGCCCAAAGTCGTCATGACCTATTCCAGAGAATCATCATTGAGTTTGATGAGCCCTTTGGCGATTCAGTAGCATTGCAACCTCATCTTTTGAAGATGATCAGAAGACCAGAAGCATCATCATGATTGAAAACAATCAAAAGAAATCAAAGCCAAAGGCAAAGCCAGCAAATAAAGGAGGAGCTAGGCCAGGAGCAGGGCGTAAAGAGGGTAGCCTCACCAAGAGGACTCGTGAGATCGCAGAGGTAGCCGCCGCGCAGGGTATTACACCTTTAGAAGTCATGATGAGAACCATGATGGAGCTCTACAAGGAGGCTGAAAACTGCACTAAGCATGATGATCATGTTCATGAAGGTGTTGGTCATGATCATGACATCATGATCACCGAGAGTCGAATCAAGCTTCTGAATATGGCTGCCGCCATTGCCAGACACGCTGCCCCCTATGTTCACCCGCGCCTATCTGCAATCGAACATACCGGCAAGGATGGGGCGCCACTTCAAAGTGGGGTCTTGGTAGTGCCAGGGGCGATGAGTATGGATGATTGGGAGCAAGCTGCCCAAGCAAAACACTAGCGATTTAAAAAAATCAATGAAAACCATCTGGGCACCATTACCCGGTAGCCAGACTTTGTTTCTGACTTGCCCAGTGTATGAAGTATTGCTAGAGGGCACCCGAGGAGGGGGTAAGACCGATACCTTGCTCATGAGCTATGCACAGCACGTAGGCAGAGGATTTGGCGATCATTGGCGCGGTACCTTATTTCGCTTAACTTACCCGCAACTAGCTGACGTAGTAGCCAAGAGCAAGCGCTGGTTCTATCAAATCTTCCCTGGAGCCAAGTTCAATGAATCAGATTACGTCTGGAAGTGGCCCACAGGGGAAATGCTGTACTTTCGTTATGGTGCTAACGAAGACGACTACTGGAATTACCATGGCCACGAATACCCATGGCTAGGATTTGAAGAGCTCACCAATTGGCGCAACCTCTCGTTCTACGAGGCAATGCATTCCACTTGCCGATCATCCCATCCTGGGATGCCAAGAATGGTGAGGGCAACATGCAATCCATTTGGAGTGGGGCATGCATCGGTTAAGGAAAGATTTCAGATTGGGGCAATACCAGCGGGACAAATCATCAGGCAAGAAGGCGCACTACCTAGGGTCAGAATTCATTCGACGATTTATGAGAACACCCATCTCCTAAAAAACGACCCCAACTACCTGATGAGCCTAGAGTCACTCAGCGATCCAAACAGGCGCAGAGCCTGGTTAGAGGGTGATTGGGATATCCACGTAGGAAGTTTCTTGGAAGGCGTATGGCAACCCTCTAAACACGTTGTAGAACCCTTCGCAATACCGCCGACATGGAAGATCTGGCGCTCAATGGATTGGGGTTATGCCAGACCATATGCCGTCTATTGGTTTGCCTTGTCTAATGATGGAGTCTATTACCTCTGGCGAGAACTCTATGGATACGGAGATAAAGAAAATACCGGTACCAGGGAAGATGCAACGGTAGTAGCCGAGAAGATCAAGAAGATAGAAGTTCACGACCAACGCCTTGGATATGAATACCGCATGAACTTAGCTGATCCATCCATCTTTTCAAAGATAGGAGCAGAGCGATCCATAGGGCAAATCTTCAGGGATAAAGGCGTCAAATGGACTGAAGCCTATAACGCCCCCAGAAGCAGAGTGAATGGTGCTCAAGAAATCATTCGGCTGTTAGCTGAAGACAGACTCAAGATCTTCTCAACCTGCAGGCACTGGCTACGAACCATCCCCCAATTACCGCCAGACTCATTAAACCCAGAAGATGTAGATACGGATGCCGAGGACCATGCCTGGGATGCAACTAGATATGGGGTGATGAGATCCCGAAGAATAGAGTAGCCAACAGTAATGAATAATTTATTTCTGTAATATTGATGCTTAAAATTTAGGGGTTTATATGTTTCCACTTTGGCTTCAAGTTACGCTTGGTCTATCGGCACCATTAATTGCATTATTTGGAGCTTATATCAGCTATCGACAATGGCAATTGGGCGCGTATAAATTGAAACATGATTTATATGAGAGGCGATGGGCAATATACGCAGCTGCACATGATGCTATTGCTACATCCGTCAATGGACCAGAGGGCGAAAGATATAGCGCATACCAAAAACTAAGAGTGAGAACTCTAAGCGCACAATTTCTTTTTCCGCAGCATATATGCGAATATTTGGATAAGTTGATCGATGAAATACTAAAATTAAACAACTTGGAAATTGAAATCAAGAAAAATAACACTCTTGATTTGCGTGATAAACACAAAGAGATATATACATGGTTAGAGCTACAACCAAAAGTTTTGGTAGGTATGCTCAAAAAATACTTGGATTTATCAATATAAGAGCAACATTAATAAATCTAAAATAAATTCAAGCCAGCATGATTGGTGATTTATAACTTCTATGTGCCCCAAGACCCTAAAGCTCTTCAACAAAAATGGACTGCCCGCATCACTCATGCGCGCGCTCACTGGTCAGCCTTTCATAAGCGCGTAAGGCATAACCGCAATACGGTGGCCGGCTTTAATTGGAATGCAGACCCAACTAGCAAAGACTTCTACAGCCTAAGAGCCAATCTAATACACGGCACTATCTCTGCCGTACTACCCAATGTATATGCAAGAAACCCAGAGATCTCTACAGCACCATTAAATTCGGGTGCGGACCTCAAGCTCTTTTGTAGAACACTAGAAGCAGTAACCAATAGAGCTCTAGAACATGCGCAATTAAAGAATCGAGCCAAGTCAACGGTAAGAGCAGCATTGACTTGTAGCTACGGAATTCTCAAAGTGATGTATCAAAGAGACCCAAGCAAGGATGCTTACATTAAAGGGCGGATTAATGATGCGCAAGAGAATCTACTGCTTATCGAAGAGCTAGATCAAGATCTCGATGACGGTAGTCAGAGTCATCATCATGATGTCAAGAGGGCAGAGTTAGATGAACTCATCGGATCTTTATATGAGCGCTCAGAGGTTAATGCTGCTGAAGGTCTAGTCATTGATAGAGTCCTTACCGAGAATCTGCTCATCGATCCCTCAATCTGTGAGTTCTGGGATTACACCGATGCGGACTGGATCTGCCAAGTTATACCCATGAAGCGCTCGCAGGCTGAGGCTATGTACAAGAAGAATCTAGCCAATGCCAAGATCTACCAACCAGGTCAAGGCGAACCCTCGCATAAGAAAGCCAGGCGTTTAGCCTCCATGCATATGGATGCAAGCAAAAGTCCGGTAAGTGATGATCAGCAGATCGCAGTCTTAGAAATCTGGGATAAAGCTACCCAGCGCGTTTACACCATGGTGGAGGGAGCGTCTGAATGGCTGCGTGAACCTTATTCACCAGCTAGGGCTGGAGAGCGCTGGTACCCATTCTTCTTATTGCCTTACCAAGTGGTCGATGGTCAATTCATTGGTCCAAGCCTAGTTGATCTAACAGAACGTTTGCAAGATGAGCACAACGAAGCAAGGGATCGATTCAATCAACATCGAGATCTCTGCATACCCGGATGGGTCGCATCAGCCGATATCAATGAAAAGACCATTAAGAAGCATGCTGATTCACGATTTGGTGAGATCACCATCGTTGATACCGAAGGCAAGCCCCTTAACCAAGTGATTATTCCTAGGGGGCATCCCAAGATAGACCCCATTGTTTATGACACCAGTGCAGTACGTTATGACTGGGAACAAGTTACTGGGCTGCAAGATGCGGCGCGCTCAACAGTCGTCAGACCTAAGACAGCTACTGAAGCCAATATCTTACAAAGAGCGTTATCGGGGCGCGTATTTGAATTCAAAGACCAGATAGAAGATTGGCTACAAGAAATAGCGCAATACAGTGCTCAGGTTTTATTGCAGGAGTTAACTAGCGAACAGGTAGAGCGTTATATGGGCGCGCCAATTACCAGAACAGCCATGGTCGATGGTCAGCTCACTATCACTAAAGAGAAAACCTATGACTGGCCAACGCTTAGCAAAGATCGAATCTTTGACATGGTGGATTTAAGAATTAGAGCGGGTACTACCGGCGCACCGGATGGCATAGAAGAAAAAGAAGGTTGGTTAAAAGTCCTTCCCATGATTACAAATCTATCAATACAAATTCAAAACCTACAAGCTAGAGGAATGGATTACGAACATATCCGTAATCTCCTACGGGAAACGGTCTTGCGATATGACGATCGTATCGATTCAAATCTATTTATACCGAATGTAGAAAAGCAGGCGGAGGGATATGTCGACCCTAACTTTGGAGTCAATCTATTTTCCGAGAGGCGACAAAGAGCCAATAGCGAGACAAGTAACAACAGTAATACATTAAAAGAGGAGATCAGCAATGACGCAGGTGGCAAATGAAGTAACGAGTTTTAAATCAGAGGTTCTCAGCAATGGTGGATCCATTCAAAGAGCTCAAAATAGAGAAGAGCTAAAAGAACGCGAGCGCTTGAGAAAAGAGGCTGAAGACAAACATGCGGCTGAAGTACACGCCAGGCGAATAAAGGCAAGAGAAGAGCGTGATCTGAAGTTAGCAGAAAGAGCGGCAGCTCAGAAGCTTTCTGATGAAGAGAAGGCAAGAAAAGCTCAAGAGCAAGCAGTTACAAAATTAGCTAAAGAGCAGGAGGCTGAAAAGCAAAAGGCAAAGGTACAAAAAGCAGAGCCCAAAAGTCAGGCTACCAGTTTGCTTGATGACCTCAGTAAAGCATCCAATGCCAGCGCATCTCTTGCTCAAATATCTGAGGATATTGAAGAGGGAGAAGAGTTAGAAGATTCAGAGGTTGAGTCAATCTTTGCTCCAGTCAAGGGCGAGGTACAGGTACCCGCCATGATGACCGCCCCCCAAGGGGAGTTAGAGCCTCAAGCTTATGACCTGGGAGAGTTATTACCTGCACCAGCCGCAATCACTGTGGATGTACTCCCACAGCCAGCCATTCAGACTGAAAGCGCAGAAGAATTCATCAATCGTGTGTTGAGCCCTGGACCTGTGGATTCTAGCCCCGAGAACAATAATAAGCCTAATGAAGAAGCCTCTGGCGACATCAAGTCAAAGCGTGGGTGTGAACGGATTCAAAAGATCATCAATGAAAAGCGAGATCTAGAAAAGCAGGTTGAGGATTTGCAAGTTACTGTGGTGAGCTTACAAGATGCTCTTCGTAAATATGAAATCGAAAGTCAATTTGTTGATAACGCAATGTCAGTATCTACCAAGCAGAAGAAACCTGCCGAGCTAGTATCAGAAGCCAAGCACCAGATCATCAAATACTTAAACTCTCGCGAAGATGAGGTTGATCATTCGGCTAAGGCTCAATGTTTTTATAAGTATCTGACGGATCCTTTTTATATGCAGGTGTTTGTGCAAACAAATAAACCAGAGCAATGGCAATCTACGATTGAATCCATCTATGACTCAATAGGGATGCCAGAGCCTAGTTTCGCCAATGCAAAGATCACGCCACTGAAGACGCTTCAGCCTATACGGGCGCGCACCTCAACTCTGGGGGCGCCACTCGCTAGCTCTGAAAATCCTATGGATCGAATTGCTCAGCACTTAGGCAACATGGGAATCTAAAGCAGATAGAAATGGCTCAAGAGATTTATTGAGCCATTTCCCCTGCTAGAAATTTAGTCAAAGGTTTGATGTCGCCATCCACACTCGCTTTTTCAAGCGCATTCATATAGCGCTTTCTCTCGCTTACCCGAACGACTGTCCATGGGTAGCCGCCTGATGCCAATAAAGCATTCATCAAGAATCGTCCAATACGGCCATTGCCATCAAAGTAAGGGTGTATGAATACAAATATATGGTGACCTAAAACCGCCCTTACGCAGGCTTCTGGCTCATTTTCAATTAAATCAAACAAAGCTTCCATGCTATCAAGTAGGGCCTCTCTTGGCAGGGGAGTATGTAAGGAGTTGCGAATAAACACTGGACCTGTCCGATAACCTGCTAACTGATGGCGTTGCAAAATACCTGCGAGTACTGTTGGATTGAACATGGCGGCGTACCAGTCATGATGACTTTTTCTGACAACATCACCAGAATTGGCTTTAGCCAAAATAAACTTAATGCTGTCTTTTACTTCGTTAAAGGCCAAAAAGTAGCCGCGAGCCGCTAAAGCATCTTTACTTTTTTTATCCTCTTCACTGATCTCAGGATTCCAACCCTCTTTGGCAATACGCTCAATCAATTCATCGGTAACCTGATAGCCTTCAATCGAGAGAGAGTTGTAGGCATCTGCTACATAACGTTCCTGAATTTGCTTCATATAGACTGCTGGGCTTTTCGGAATGCCAGGAGCCTTTGGAAAATTCTTGATTACGTCTTCACGCCACGTTGCCCACATGGAGCGAATGCGTAGAACATATGGAGACTTTTCTCGCGATTGGCTGATAGTGGGTTCGGGTAGCTCAAATGGATTCTTGGCTTGGATAGCATGGCCAGCCTTGCCTAGGGCCTTAATAATGCGCTCTCCGTCATCTTTCCTATTGGCAAAAGTAAGTGCACCTGCCAAGCGGGCGGCGGCCGTTGGGAGGCAATTGCCCATCAGTAAAGTTGCCAGTAATTCTGCTGGGTCGCGTACCATCGCCAATCCAATTTCCGCCTCCATGGGATGATTAATAAAGAACTGGGGCCCCACCATACAAAGTGCTTCAGCTATTGGTAAGACTTGTAAGCCTCGAATTTCTGTACGGGTTTTGGAGACGCGCTTCTCATCCTGATAAATAACCAGTGACGTATCAAATGGGAGTTTGACGATACTAGTGCCACCATCTTTACTAACAATGGTAATTTGCTTGGGAACAGTAGTGCTACCGGTATGCAGCAGGAGTGATGCCTCGGCATTTAAGCAGTAGCGCTTACCAAAACGCTTAGCAAGATACCCAGACATAAAGGCCCAATAATTGGCATACCAAGCGGTAGAGTCGCCATCATGATCGCTAGGGTTTGAGCAAATGTACCAACCCTTCATTACCGAGCGTATAAACCCAGTTTCTAAAAGCAGGGCGCGCTGGGAGTCAGCGAGATCTTTTGATTCAATCACGCCATGATGCTTATCTTGGAGCTTTTTTAAAGCCTTTAAAGACTCAGAAAGCTTCAGAGAATCTGTACTTTTTTTGATTGACTTAGTTGCCATTAATTGCCTTAAATTATTGATTTAAATAGATTTAATTCAGTTAATTACTTTGTTTTTCTATATAAATTTACTTTGTTATCTAGGTAAAATCTACTTTGTTATTGTCCCATAGTTAATGGCAAAAGTATGTAGTCCAATAGAGGGCTTATGTGGACTATGGGCATTCATTCCGTCAAGGGCACCCCAAAGGGGTGGCTTGCGCACCCTTGACGGCCACAGGCAAAGAAACGCTCTTTTATGCCCAAGGTGGCGCAATGACACATTGGGCATAAAAACCCATAGCGAGTTCACTAAGTGCCCAACAAAAACCCCACAAATATCCCAAACCAACACCTACCACCCCAATAATTGATCTCAGTGCTTCAAACCACGGCGTTAAAGCTAGAGTCGCGCCTAGTAGCGTAGCAATGGATGAGTTCACGCTCCATCACCAGGTATTGAAGCCACCAATTTCTTAAATAACTATTGATGGGGTGGCATATGCCAATTTCAAATACAGACTTGCAAGAGTTAGCTAAGGTTTCCTTAGATGAGTACTTGCGTAATCTACCAGTCGATCAAATCGCGGTAGAGCGACCTTTCCTTAAAAAACTTATGGAAGGGCGTAAGAGCTTATTAGGGGCCAAACAGAACGTTGTCGAGAACATCCGCAAAGAGCATGGCAGCAACTTTAGCTGGGCCTTTGGCGAGGAGACGGTCAAGTTCAATAAACGCAATACAACCGAGCAAGCTTCATTCCCATGGCGTAGAGCAGTAGATGGCCTCTACATAGACTACGACCGCTTATTCAGCAATGGCATCAAGGTGCGTGAAGGTGGGGCGCGAGGATTCCAATTGGAATACAACGAGCGCGTACAACTGATCAATCTCTTGGATGAGCAGTTAGAGGTCCTGCGAGAAGGCTTCCTTAATAAGCTGGACCTGGAACTACACCGCGACGGCTCACACGGCGCAGATGCAGTGGTTGGCTTAGATAGCCTAGTCAGCCTAGCGCCAGATGCTGGTACGGTAGGCGGTATCGATCGAGCCAAAGCAAGCTACTGGCGTAACTATGCAGTCAAAGACATCGCTTCAACATCGCCAGGTAACTTAGTAGGTGAGATGGAGACTGCTTGGCGCCAATGTATTAAGCATGGCGGTAGCCCGGATTTCATTATTGCAGGTGGCAAGTTCATTGATACCTATCGAAAGCAAGTGACGGTGACTCATATCGCTGGATCAGGTGAGACCAAGTACATCGATGCCGGCGTAGGCGCTGGAGTAAACACCGGCCTAGCTTTCAAAGGGGTGGAGATCATCTGGGATCCGCAGTTTGATGAACTTGATGCTATGGCTAATAGAACGGTGGAGTGGAGCAAGCGTTGCTATTTCCTCAACACCCGCTTTATGAAGCTACGTGATGATGACTTAGACATCGTTGCCCCCATTCGTCCGCACGACACGCTCGCTATGTACGCCATGGTGAACTTACGTTGTGCTTTATCCATCTCAAGAGCAAATGCCCATGCGGTATTAGCTATTCAATAAGGAGGAAGACATGCAAAACAATCAAATAAGCCATAAGGAGCTGGTACATAGTGATTATCAAATACGAGAAGTGGAAGCGGTGGTGCGTAGGGACGCGTTTACAACAATTCATGTGCATGTGCCTCCGTATGAAACCAATATTCTTCGTAATCTCTTTGGGCGCGAGAACGTCACGGTATTTGAGCGACCCAATAAAACCACCATTACTCCAGAACAAGAGTACGACAGACTCTGCGCCAAGTATGGACATGAAGTCGTAGCCAAAGTCTTTGGTGAGGATGATGGTGATCGTCTTATGGAGATCGTAGAAGGACTGATGGCTGAAGGTCGACTACCGGCTCAAGAGCAATTATTAGACAAAGCTTTCGAACCAGAATTACCGCAAGATACTAAAGGAGCCAAGAAACGCTAGCAGTAGGGGAGGACACCGCTAGCAGCAGGTGTTTGGGTGCGGCTGCGGGTGTTGAAGTAATCACGGTGTGTGGGCGCGCGTAACTGCGCCCCACTGCCAACACCAATTAAAAGCCTAGGCGGTAGTGGGGCGGTGGACTTCCATACTTATCAATACCTTCGAGCATCAAGCAAAGAACTAATGACATGCTTCCAATCATCACATCTCTAGTGCAAACCTTGGCCGTCAATGGCCTTGGTCTGCTTGCGGGCGCGGTTCAAGCTAAAGGTAAAGAGTTCATTGAGAGCAAGATTGGGGCGCGTATTCCGGATAACCCCAGTCATGAGGATCTAATAAAGCTTAAACAGTTAGAGATCGAGCAAGAGCAGCTTCTATTGCAATACACCCTCAAACAAAAAGAGCTCGAGATAGAAGAATCCAAGCTTCTAGCTGAGATGCACCGAGCCTCACAAGAGAGCGCTACACACCGATGGCAGTCCGATATGGGTAGCGATTCCAAGTTATCAAAGAACATTAGACCGGGAACGCTTGTTTACATTCTGACTGCTTATCTTTTATTCGCACTTCTCTCAGCCATGGGGATAGACATTAATGAAGCTTACGTAAAGCTCCTAGGTGAGTGGGGACAGCTAGTCATGCTTGCGTACTTTGGCGGAAGATCCGTAGAAAAGATCTTTGAGATGCGTATGCAAGGCCAAAATATAAAAGAAGATGCCAAGTGAGTGCAAAAGTAAGCGGCTTAGTAGCAGAACAAGCAGCCTTCCTGCTAGACGTCTGCAAACTCATTCAGTTTGCTACTGCAGAAGGCTGGGTGATTACCGGCGGAGAACTATGGCGCTCACCAGAGCAACAAGAACTTTACTTTAAGACTGGTAGATCAAAGACTATGAATAGCAATCACCTAAGGCGGTGCGCTATTGATTTGAACTTCTTTTGGAATGGGAAGCTCGTATGGGATAAAGAGTTAATTCGCACGGTTGGTGAATACTGGGAAAGCCTCAGTCCTAAGAACAGATGGGGCGGGAATTTCAAGGGGTTTGTAGATGTGCCACATTTTGAGAGGGTCGAGGTAGAATTAGGCGTCACCCCGAAAAGAACTTAATCTGGTCTACGTTAACGTGAACCTTGTAGGATAGTAACCCCGATTATGGCCGCTATGGTCTTACGTAATATTGCGCGCTAAATGTATTGGTAAAAGAGTTCGGGGTGACAATTTGCATGAATAAATACTGGGTACTCTATTGACTGTGAATTTTCATGAAATACTTATTCGTTGCGATGTTGACTATATGTCCCAGCATATTTTCTCGATGCCTTATGCTGATTTAGCCAAACTAATATACCCATCTCCAAGATACAAAGCTTTTGTTATATCCAAGCGCGATGGAACCCCCCGGGTAATTGAAGAGCCTTTCAGAAAATTAAAGCGATTACAGTACAAGCTTTTAGACTATCTGTCTAGAAACTCGTCAACCCCTAAAGTTTGTGTTCATGGATTTATAAAGAAGCGAAGCATTCTTTCGAATGCGCGGGCACACTGCAGTTCTAAAACGAGTTATTTACTTAATGTTGATATTGAAAATTTTTTCCACAGCATTTCTTTTTATCGAATAAGAGGTGTCTTTCAGGGTGAGCCTTATAACTTTTCATATGAGGTTTCAACAGTCCTAGCTCAACTTTCGACTTTCAATGCGCGTTTACCGCAAGGAGCCCCAACATCACCTTTTCTATCCAATTTGGTATGTCGCTCATTAGATGGGGAGTTGATGCGCTTAGCAAAATCACATCGAGGCATGTATACAAGATATGCGGATGATTTAACTTTTTCTTTTTCAGCTCGTACCCTCCTTGGGTTGCCAAAAAATATTTGTGAATTTGATGGTGGAAATTTACATATCGGCAACGAATTACTTTCAATTATTGAGAAAAATAGTTTCAAATTGAATGAAAAGAAGAGTCGGATTAGCTCTCGAAAACACAGACTTGAGGTTACTGGGCTTACCATTAATGAATTCCCCAATGTGCGCCGTAATTATGTGGACCAAATTCGGGGTGCCATTCATGCTTGGGATGTGCATGGGTACGAAGCAGCTCAAAAACGGTGGATAGAAAAAAATAATGTAGCAGTTAAAGTTCGTCAAACTAGGAATTTGTATGCTCCACAGCTTAAAAATTACTTGTGGGGCAAGTTGTTGCATCTAAGAATGATTCGCTCTAGTGGCGATCCTATCTATACACGATTGGCTGAAAAATATAACACTTTGTGCGCGAAAGAAAGTAGCAAAGGATTCATTTTTGCCCCAAAACTTCCAATTGAACCTATAGTAAGAAACGTAACTGATATTGAGTCTGCCGTCTTTGTTTTGGAGTGGAACGGAGATTACATATTGAATGAGGCTTCACCGGAGCATACTGAGGTTGTTGGAGCCCAGGGTACTGCGTTTATATACAAGGATTTTGGTTTGATAACTTGTGACCACGTTCTTAGCTCGATGTTGCGGGTTGAGGGGGCTGACGTTTCTGTGGATATTAATTCAGATAGGATTTTGAATAAGAAGCTTTATGTTTACAACCCTTTGCTGGGGAAGGGCTATCCTGTCCGGGCTATTCATCGGGATCGATATCTTGATCTCGCAGTTTTGGAGTTTGTTGATGGTGTGGTGGGGAATAGGTATTTTTCTAGCGCCGAAAGGCCAATATTACGGAATGAGCAATGTACTTTAGTTGGCTTTCCAAATTGGACGGCGGGACGGCGGGTTAACCTGTTATCTGTGTCTGTCGTGATACGATTTTTCCGATCCTTATTTAATCGAATAGAGATTTCCGGTGGAATTAGAAAGGGCTATAGCGGTGGGCCATTGATTGACTCATCCTTTAGGGTCATAGGGATTGCCCAAGAGGGTGCTACACAGGCGGATGGTAATGATGAGTGCCTATGCATAACGGAGGTTGATAAGTGGTTATCAGGACTTGCGGTTCGGTCATAGTGTTTTATTTATTAAATTCGATGAATCTTATCCAATCCTCCATTAGTAAAATTCGTTTTTCTAGTTGATCCTGCCTCCTATAAGCAGCTTCAGACTTATTTTTAATCGTATGCGCTAAAGCAAGCTCTACAGTCTCATTTGGATAATCAGTAGTCTCTGCTGCCCAATCTCTAAAGGTTGATCTAAATCCATGTGGAACATATTGAGAATATGCGGGCATTCTCCTCATGATGGCAATTAAAGACATATTCGATATGTTGTCTTTATTGTGATGCTTACTCGGAAATAAAGAGTCATTTGTCCGATGCTTGGAGAGGTATTGATATATCTCAACTGCTCGAGTATTTAATGGCACACGATGCGCCTTGCCTGCTTTCATTCTTTCGGCTGGAATTGTCCACACCTTATTCTCTATATCAAATTCATCCCATTTGGCATTGAGTACCTCACTTGTACGGGTGGCCGTAAGAATCAAAAACTCAAGAGCAAGCACAGAAAAGCCACTCTTTGTTCTGAGTTCTCTCATGAACTCACCGATTTGCTGAAATGGCAGGGCGGGGTGATGACTCTTCTTCTGGATCTTATTAGCTTTAGGCAGTAGATGGGCTAGGGCGCCTTTAAGACGGGCCGGATTATCACCCTTGATGTATTCATGAGCCTTGCACCAGTCAAAAATTACTTCAATTCGTTGCCGAACTCGGGTAGCTGTTTCAGTGCGGACATTCCAGAAGGGGCCCTCAATTTCACCAGATTTCTTTTTGATCTCTTGTTCAAGAAGCCTGGCAATGTGGCTAGTATTGATTTGATCAACCCTCATCTTCCCAATCTTTGGGGTGACGAATGTCGCTATGGTGTTTTCCCATTGATCGGCGTGCTTTGCATTTTTCCACTCAGTTCTCTTGCCTTTAATGCACAGCTCGGCAGCCTTGGCAAAGGTAATGCCGCTATTAATCTCATTCGTAACCTTGTTGCGATTTTTAGAACGCTCCTCAGCCGGGTCTATTCCTTCTAAAACCATTCTTCTGAGGTCAAGGCTTACTTTGCGTGCTTCAGCTAAAGATCGAGAATCTAGTGAGCCCAGGCCCATTTCACGGCGTTTAAGAAGAGTGGGGCTGGTGTATCGAAAAATCCAGCTACGCTTATAGTCGCTAATACCTTTGAAAACTTGGATATAAAGACCTTTGGATTCAGGGTCGGCATGGTATCCGGGGGTTACAATTGAGCCAAGACCACGCGCCGTAAAACTGATTTTTCTACCCTCTTGCAA